AGACTTCGTTTAATACAAGCTTTCTTACGTAACATGTCAGTAGATCCGTACATTGATATGCCTATGACTTTGATCTCTGAACAAGAGTACAATATCCTAGGTTCTAAATTCAGTGAAGGTGCTATTAACTCTGTGTACTACAAGCCTTATGTCAATCATGGTATTGCCAAGGTTTTCTTGACACCTAACACTTCAACAGCTGAAGACTACGAACTTCATTTGAATGTTCAACGTCCAATTGAGGATATTACAAGTGCTAACCAAACATTTGATTTTCCCTCAGAATGGTACCAGTCCTTGCGTTGGGGCCTAGCTGCTGAATTAGCCTCAGAATATGGCTTGACAACTGAACGAATATCTGCTATAATATCTAGATCAAACTCATATAAAGATAGACTAGCGGCTTGGGATACTGAGTACAATAGTACTTTCTTCCAACCAGACGTTCGGATGAATCAGCATGCCTACCGTTAGACTTCCACTAGCCTTTCCAATACAGAGTCGTCAAGCAGATCCTTTTAAAGATGCTAAGATGGTCAATGCCTACAAAGAGGCTGATCAAGTTCTTAAAAGGCCTGGACTGTCACATCTAGTAGTAGCTCCCGCATTACCTACTGACGTTGGTCAAGGTGTCTTTGCTTATAATCAAGCTCTATTTACTTGTATCAATAACGAACTATATAAAGTAGAAGCAGGTGTATCTACTCTTATAGGTAGTATTTCAGGTGATGTTAAGCCTTTATACTGGACTTCTACATTTAATAATAACTATCTGTTCTTTCATAACCAATCTAAAGGTTATGTTTATGATGCAGTTGGTGGTCTAGATGAGATTACTACTCCATTCTTTCCTACAGACTTAGTTCCAGGTGTAGGTTACCTAGACACTTATGTAGCAGTTATGAACGTTGATGGTAGAATCTATACCTCAGATCCTGCAGATCCTACTACATGGAATGCTCTTAACTATGTATCTAGTACAAGTCAACCAGACTTGGCAACAGGTATATCTAGTCACTTGAACTACATTGTAGCTTTTAACCAATGGTCTATGCAGTTCTTCTATGATGTTGGTACTTCAACAGGTTCACCTTTGTTATCAAACGCCTCAGCTAATCTTGAGATTGGTTGTGCTAATGGTAACTCACTTGTTAAATTTGAACAGACACTAGCGTGGGTGGGTCAGTCAAATACAGCAGGTAAAGGTGTTTACCTTCTTAATGGTATTGTTCCAATTAAAGTATCTAATCAATACATTGATAAGTACTTAGATGCTGATACTTGTGATAGCTGTAAAGCTACAGGCATTAAGTACAATGGTCACAGTTGGTATATACTAACTTTACCTGATTCTGATCTTACATTTGTGTACGATATCGATGAGAAGATTTGGACATTCTGGTCTTCTGTTCAGAATGGTCTTGAACAGTACTTTGTTGGTAACTATGCTACTTCTTTGAATGGTCATTCTTACTTACAAGATAGTATCAATGGTGAGCTTTATAAACTTGACCAAGATACTTACATAGATGCTGATGGGGTTATTAACTTTAGGTTAGTGTCTCCTCTTATAGATGCTGAAACTCAGTACCGTAAGACCATTATCCGTGTTGAGATAATTGGTGACAAGAATGACACAGTCCTTAGGATTAGACATACTGACAATGACTACCAAACATGGTCTATGTACCGTAATGTAAATCTAAGTGATGCTCGTCCTGTATTGTTTCAAAATGGTATAACTCGTCGAAGAGCCTATGAGTTCTTTAATAATGATGATACCTTTATTCGTTTAGCTTTCTTAGAACTAGACTTAACAGTCGGTGATAACTAACGTGGACTATATAGAAGAATACGTAAAACATCCAGTACTAATCAAAGAAGACTACACAATATACTTTCAGTACAAAGATGACTATATTATAGTTCATTGTGATGTTGATAGATGGTCTAAGACCGTAATGAATAGATTGATACTTGACAGTTTCTATTTATTTAAGATTCAAGAAAAGCCAATATATGCTTTTCACGATGTTCAAGATAAGAAGCATTTAAAATTTATAACACGTATGGGGTTTACTTCAGTTGTTTGTGAAGTATCTACAGAAGATGGGAATAGACTAATGTTCCAATGGGAAGGTATTTGATATGGGAAAAGTATTTAAAGCTGTTGCCTCTATAGGTGGTGCAGTTGTTGGTGGTATAACAGGGGGTCCTGCGGGAGCTGTAGCTGGCTATAAACTTGGCAACTCTATAGGAGGTACTGTCAGTGACTTAGCTGGGGGTGGTGGTTCTTCTACTAGTACTCAACAAGGTAACGTAGCTAATGGAGCTTACTATGATCCATTTGGTGCTTCACGAGGTATTTATGCTGCTAAGTTAAATACTCTTATGAGTGATCCAGCTGAAGCTGCTAAAATGGTTAAAGCCTCTATTCCGTATACGGAAGGTATGGCTTCAGGTCAACGGTCACTTGCAGCAAATCTAGCTCGTACAGGTCAGACTCAGTCTGGTGCAGAACAAATTGCTTATAGTAACTTAGGTCAAGACTTCTTTACTAAATCTTATCAAGACTTATACAACCAGTTTTCTACTTTATCTGGTGCTACACAGGCTCCAATGAGCATGGCTAGTGCTAATCAATTAGGGTATCAACAAAATAATTTAAATAACCAAGCTTTAGGTCAGGCAATTGGTGCTGTTGGTACTCTTTTCCCAAGTACAAGTACAAGCAACTCTATTGTAGATCCATCTATATATGGAGGTAATACTCCAGCTGGTGCTATGAACTATGCTCCTGGTGCAACAGGCTACTCTCCTACAAATACTAATATAGGTATGGGTGGTTACTATGGAGATGCAAACATGGGTGGTGGTCTTGTTGGACCTTCTTGGGCTTAAAGGAAAAAGATATGCCAATTTTAATGTCAGACATATACGCAGGTGAGCAAGGTGTTTACGATACTCAAACTAAAAGATTACTTTTAGAAGAAAATAAATTAAAACTTGCTGAACAAATGCGAGCCCGTGATGAGGCTGCACAAGCTCGTGCTATATTAACTAGACGTGCTAATGAAGAACCTGTAAATCTTCCTGTACAAAATCAATATCCTGGACAAGTAGCAGAGCAATCAATTACTGATGGTGCTATGCCTCTTTCTGCTCCTGTAGAAAACAGAGGTCTTATTCCACAGGCTGAGTTAACAGGCTTTGGTGGTATGTCTACTCCTCAAGAAGGACCTATGGGTTTACAACCTCAGGAAGGTCTTACTGGTCTAGGTGGTATGTCTGCACCTACTGGTATGGTTCCTGAACAAGCTCCTGTACAAGAAGTTGCACCAGTTAAAAATAATCTTATATCTTCTTTTGATAAAACAGAAACTGCTGTTAATCAAGCTCAATCTAAATTAAGTCAAGTTAAACAAGCTGCTATGGAAATGCGTAAAGCTGGTCTTCATGATCAAGCAGATGCATATGAATTAAAAACATATAAACTTCAAGAGGCTGCTGATAATGCTCAAAAGGCTCATTTAGAAGTAACTGAAAAAGTAGCTGACTATATTGGTAGCCAAGCTAATGGTTATTTAGAAACTGTTAGTGATCCTACTGCAAATAAAGAAGCTGCTTGGCAACGTTTAAAACTTCGTTTACAAATGGATGGTTTTGAAACAGAAGAACTAGATGCAGTTCCTCCTGAGCAACGAGAGGCTTATGCTGAACAAGCTAGGTCTGCTGCTGTCTCTAGCAAAGATCAAATTACTTTACAAAAGACTTTATTACAAGAACAAAGACGTGACAAGAGGAACCAGGATTCTATAAGTAGCAGGGAGAAATTAACTGGTATTCGTACTCGTGCTAACGCTCGTATACAAGAAGGTATTCAAACTAGATGGGAAGCTACTCAAGATCAAAGACAATTTAAAAATGCTGAAGGCATCTTAAATAAAAACATTACAGCTGCTCAAGCAGACCGTCGTGAAATAGATTCTCAAGTTAAAGATCTTAACTTTAAAATTAGTGGTATACGTAGTGGTACTATTATTACTGATGAGACTGGTAAACCCTATACTAGGGAAGCTCGTGAGTTAGAACTATCTGCTTTACAAGATCGTTTAAGTGACTTAGATGCTAGTCGTCAAGAATTAACTAAAGAGATTGATACTCATGAAGAGCATCTAAAAACTTTAGCAGACTCTTTTAAAAAGGGTGGTGGTTCTGAACCAACTAAACCTGTAGCTTTAGATAAGTCTGTACAGTCTCAACTAGTAGAAGCTATAAATAAACATCCTGATCAACTTGAAACTATTAAATCTAACTTTGCTGAATTATATCCAGGGTTAAAATTTGAAGATTATATTAAAGTAAATGTAAACTCTAAAGCATTTAAAAAAACAAAATAAGGAATTCTAATGGCTTTAGCTAATCCTTTTCTTAAAGGTATAGAACAAGAAGATATTCCCTCTACTGAAGCAGATACCGTATTTACTAATATGGTCTCTCAAGAAAGTGGTGGGCGTCATTTAGATTCTTCTGGTGGTCTTTTAAAATCTTCTGCTGGTGCTGAGGGTATCACTCAACTGATGCCTGCTACGGCTAAAAAGCCTGGGTATGGTATAGCTCCTGTTAAAAATAGATCTGAACAAGAGTACTTAAGAGTTGGTAAAGAGTATTTTACAGCAATGTTAAAAGAGTTTAATGGTGATGCTGAAAAGGCTGCTGCCGCCTATAATGCTGGTCCAGGGACTATTAAAAAAGCTATTGCTACTCAGGGTGATAATTGGAAGAATAACATTCCAAAAGAAACTAAAAACTATATTACTAAGACTGTAAAGCCTGGTACTACTGAAACTAAACCTACAGGTAATCCGTTTCTTAAAGGCGTAGATACTGGTAATCCTTTTTTAAAAGGCATTGCTACTGAAGAAACTCCTAAACCTGAAGAAGATAAAAAAGGTGTATCTGTTCTTGAAGCTGTTGATTTTCTAGACACAAAGTATAGGGATCTAGCTTTGTCTGCTGGTAAAGGTATTGTGGGTGAGACTTTGTCTGCAGCTAATGTTGCTTTAGGAACTCCTGAGTTTTTAACTAAAGTAGGTAGTCAGTTAGTTAATGCTCCTGTATCAGCAATTGAAAAGGGACTTGAAGGTAGAGGTTATACTCCTGATTGGGATAAGTCTACTGAACGTTCTGCTTATTTAGGTGAAACACTATTTGGTCCTTTAACAAAAGCTGTCCCTAAACTTGCAGAAGTTACTGGACTTACTCCTACTTTTGAAGAGTCTGGTATTAACACAGGTTTAAATGCTTTATCTAGTGGTATGGAAAGTACTGCTACTAAGATTGAAGAGAAGACTGGTATTCCTAAAGCAGGTTCACTTGCTGTTATGGAAACAGCTATGGTTACTGGTATTCCTGGAGCTAGGGCTGTAGCTAAACGTGTTGCTCGTACTGTTAAAGACCTTGCTGACTCTACTAAAATGGATCCAGGTTCTGCAGAATGGACTGGTAAAGAAAAACCTTGGGTTGTTCCTGAAACAACTGAGACTGGTGTACCTATTTCTACTGGTGCTGTTACTATGCCTGATGGTACTCCTGCTCTTGATACACAAGGTAGGCCTGTTATTGCTCGTCACTGGCGTAATGCAGATGGTACATCAAGCCACATACAACTTAACCTAGAAGAAGCTGCTAAACGCTTTGAAGCTAAACCTTGGGTTAAAGGTGGTCTTTCTGAAGGTACATTTAAAACACCTACAGAATATGCACAGTTTATACTAGAGCATGAGAATCAACATACTCTTACGTCTTTTGAAGACTACAAAAAGATGGTTGATCCTCAAGGTGATTTGTTTACACAGAAAACTGGCTTACGTTCTGAAGAACAGTTACGTAAAGACTATGAGCACTATACAAACATACAAGCTTTAGAAGCTACTAGAGCTGACCCAGTTATAGGTCAACCTGATGTTAATGTTCCTAAGATTCCAGAAGATACCACTGATCCTCAATGGTTAGATGACGCTTTATACTCTTTAGGTAAAGCTAAATCTCATGATTTAGTTATAGCCTCTTCTCGCCTTAAAGCTGCAGAAGCTGAAGGTGTTACTGTAGCCATGCAACAAAAATGGAGAGATGCTGCTGAAGGACATGGTACATTAGATCCTCGTGAAACAGAACTCTTTAATAAGTATTATGCTGCTGAGGCTGCAGAACGTGCTAAACTTATTAAGTACAATCAAGACAAGGGTTGGGTACTTCCTTCTGAACTAGACACATCTTTAACTGGTGCTAACGTTGCTCGTAAGATTGTTCCTAAAAAGATGACTAGACTTGAGAAGGCTAAGGCTGCTTTGTCTGGTGGTAAATTTGGTGGGTTTGATCCTAACATTAAAGCCAAACCTGGTGCTACTTTAGACCGTAGTGTTTTTGTATTAGAGACTCCAGGTAATGCAAGACTTGCTGGTCTTCTTAGGGATAAAGATGGTGAGTTTATTGCTGACTTTGACATTAAACCAGTACTAGAACAAGCTCAACTAACTGGGCTAGTTAAAGATGCGGAAGCTCGTCGTTTGACTAAAGTTTACTATGGACAGAAAGTAGATGTTCCTGCACAAGTAAAAAGACTTAAAGAAATTAGAACTAAACTAGATGTTCTTAGACAAACTCATCCTGAGTATTTATCTGATAGCAATAAACGTTTACTAAAAGAATTAGAAACTCGTGCTTTAGAGGCTGAACGTAAGATTAAACTTAATGAGTACGCTAGAAAGAATACTGACTGGTATAATGACAGGATAACTCGTCTAGAAAAAGAGTCTGGTGGTGCTCGACGTGTTGTACAAGCAGGTCCAGAAGGTGTTGTATTCCATTGGAACGAAGGTAAAGCTACTCCGTTTACTACATTAAAACAAGGTGATTCTTTAAAGCCAGGTACTAACTTTGGTGGTGCAAAAGTTAAAGAAGCCTATGAGTCTGAAATTGAAAAGCACACTCAATATGAATATGAAAAAGCTACTCAAGCTGTTTTATATGAACGTTTAGCAGAATTACGAGAGTTTACTAGGGCTAATGAACTTCTTGATGACTTGTCTAAGTCTGCTTGGATGACTCAAAGTTCTCATAAGATTACACCTAATGAGCCTATTCCTGAAGGATATAAACGTCCTAAACATGTAGACAGAATACCACAGTTTGATGGTTATGCTTTTAAAGATAATATTGCAGAGATTATAGAAGACTTTGCTATCTCTCGTAATCCTAATGCATTAACTTATTTAAGTGGTGCTTTGATTAAGAACATGATGCTTAACCCATTACCTCACATGATGAACGAGGCTTGGCACGTATACAATGCTCGTGGTCTTACAGGGTGGGTTACCCCTGCAGGTATCTATCGTTTTGTACGAACAGGTATGCCTGCTCTTAAATCAGCTATTACACAAGATAAAGCATATAGAGAGACCTTATTAGAAGGTGGTTCTCTTATGTCTGCTGATGTTAGAGCTAATGCAACTATGGATGGGTTCTTTCAAAAGGGTCTTAAAGAGTTCTCTGATACTCCAGAGTTTCAAGACTTAGCTACTAAGATGGGTATGACTACTCTTGAAGCTTATGATGCACTATCTAAGAAATCTAACATAGCTATGTGGACTGTTCGTGATGCTATGTACTTGCAGCTTGTTAATGAGAAGATGCGTTACGAAGGCATGACTAGGAAAGAAGCTATTAAAGAAGTTGAACGTCACATGCCGTCCTATCGTATTCCTCATAGGGTCATGGGTTCTCGTATGTTGTCTGAGGTTCTTCAGAATCCTAATGTAACTATCTTTAGTCGCTACCACTATGGTTTAGTAAACTCTCTTAAAGAGACAGCTAAAGATATTGGTGCTATTCGTAAAGGACAGGCTGGTGTTAAAGACTTCTTACATGGTTCCGACACTGCTGCAGCTATTGCTGTTGCTATGGCGGTTTTATATCCATTACAAGATCAAGTAGCTCAATGGTTATCAGGCAATCCAGATGCTAAACAACGTCGTGCTGGCCCTTACCATATATTCCATGCTATTCATGGTATTGCTTCTCATGAAAAAGATCCTATGGCTTTTATAAGCTCTATCTTTACTTTTAATCCTCCGTTACTT